CCAGGTTATTCATTTGCTGGAAATGGTAATAACACATCCCCTAATGGTAATCAAAATTACAACAATGCAGGATACAGTTTTACTCAAGGTGGTCCTAAAACAATTATTCGTGTTTATTTAAACTGGGCATCAAATTCACCATTACCTTATAATGGATATGGTGATTTATTAAGATTACGTTTTAGATTAAAAACAACAGCAGTGGGTGATGCATGGGATCCAATCAAAATGAACTTTGCTGCATCATTTAATCAAAATGGTTCATCAGGCGCCGCGGTAAACGAAATTCCATTAACTACAGTAATTACACAAAACCCAGACGCTAAGAAATTTGTTAAAGCAGTATTGGATTTAAATGGAAATATCAATCCAACTCACGTTAAAGTATTATTTAAAAAAGCTGATAATACTGGACCAATGTTTAATGTAACTGCAAATGGTACAGTAAATATTGTAGATTCATTACTAACTGCAAATACAGCTTATCAAATTATGGTAATGGCCAATATGGATCAATTACCAGCTATAATGAACTCAGCAGTATCAGTATCAGATTATACAACAGCACAAGCAGAATTTGTATCTCAAAATCTAGATAGAACATATAAAAATACTAGTATAACAACAGGTATGGGATATTGGGCGGTAGATGTTAACAGATCAAACGGATTTGATGGTGGTGATTTAACTAAATTATATGCACAAGCAGTTGGTGTTAATCAATTAATCGTATTACCAGAAGGATATACAGTTGGGTCTAATGGGTGGATGAGTTTACCTACGTTTAAAGCTGCTGAATTCAATGCTGCTACCCCATCTAACGTATTTACTACATTACCTACTAATGCACAGCGTACTTATGAATACACTACTCCAGCTACCCCAGGAACACCATTAACAATTAATGTAAAATATGTACTTCCTGGTGATATAAATCGTTCTCATTCATCTCAAGTAGTAATAAATGGAGCTGTAGCTACAAACGCTATAGTTGCATTAAATAAGAGTATTGCAAATAAATTATATGCTGCTGGTCCAATTATGAACCGTACTGAATCGTTTATTAATACTCCACAAAAAGTAGCTTCAATTGATGTAAATATTAAAAACGTAACAGTAACTTCAAATTCAATTGAAATACCAATTGCAGTTAATACAAACGGAAATGAAGTAGCGGCTTTACAATTTGAATTCGCATACGACCCAAGCAAAGTTAAATTTGAATCAATGGCTTCAGAAGTACCTAACGAGTGGTATGTATTTGCTAACTCGGCAACAGGTAAAGTTAAATTCGGAGCAATTGATCAAAAATTAAAAACTCCAATTAAAGGCGCTGCGATTCCATTCAAATTAAAATTCAGTACATTAGTAAGTGGATTAGATATTAATTCATTTATTAAAATTACTTCTGCAACAGATGCAGCATCAACTAGCGGATCTCAGTTGGGGATTAACTTAAATACAGAAACAATAAAATTAACAGGATATAACAACTTTTAAATATGAAAAACTTATTATCAATTGTTTTAATCGGCTTTATATTTATTACCGCAGGATGTAGTGATGTAGAAGTACTATCAGCACCTGATATTAAATTAGGAGTTGCAGCAAAATCCACAGATATACTTAGTGTAGTATCAACAGGTGGTACAGTTACAGTACAATACGCGGTTACGACTGGAGCTAAGTACTCTGTACAAGTATACAAATTTGCTGCTACTGAACCTACAAAAACATTACCATTAACTGCTGAAAGCGAGATTGTAACTAAAATATACGATTTCAAAGATTTAGAAGATGGAATATATGATATAACATTAACCGATATCAACGGGGTATCAGTTAAAAAACCATTAGTAATTAAACGTTAAAAATAAAATGGCAGAAGAAGCAGAAAACTCAGGTGGAGGATCATTAAAAAGTATCCTTATTGGTCTAGCAAGTACAGTAGCATTAGGTATTGGTGGATATGTTACAAAAACTCTTACAGGTGAAAAAGATGAACCAGCAGCAGCTGTATCAGCACCAGCTCCAGTAATTAATATTACTACTAACAACACACAACAACAAAAGAATGTTGTAGGTGGTGGTGGTAGTGGTGTAAAACCAGCTCCCACACCTGCTCCAAAACCAAAACCTAAAACAGCTAAAGAAGAGCTAGAAGAAGCTCCTAAATGGTAATTAACAATGAAGTTATTTAAAGAAGAACAACCTATGGTAAAACCTACTCCTACGGGATTTAAGGATCTATTAAATGCAATGATGAAACGTAGATGGTATATTACCGCTATGGTTTTAGGTGGATTTATGTTAATAATTGGTGGTATATTTGCCGCTATTGTTCAAGGCACTGAAATTGCAGGTGAGTGGAAAGAATTAATGTTGTTGTTACTTGGAGCATTCATTGGTTCATATAGTAAAATAATTGATTATTGGTTCTCTGATACAGATAAAGATAAAATGCTAGTTCAGAAAATGGACGAGGAAGATGGTGTGTCATTATCCGATACTAAAGGAGGTGACGCACCTGCTCCTGCACCGGCTCCAGAACCTAAACCAGAACCTAGAATTGGCATTGAAGTTGATGAAGATGGAGATGGTACAATGGATGGTATTGATTTCGATGGTGATGGCCAAATTGATGAATACTTCGCTCATCGCCAATGCGAACACGTATGGGGTGATTCAGACGGTGATGGTGATGAAGAATGTTTAAAGTGTGGGAAAATAAAGGACGTAGAAGAGTCTATAGAAGAATAATAAAATGGAAAAGGTATATAAAATTTATTCAAAATTAGTTTTAGCTGGAATTGTAATTGGCTTTAGCACTCAGATGTATTTTGTATACCTACATTTTACCAATCAGAATGATAAAGCAAACCAAATAGCGGCTAAAATATCAAAACAACCTTGGTAAAATGGAAATATTAAAAAAATTTATGGCAGGTGCTAATTCATTACTAGCTGATGAAAAAGGTGCTGTATCATCAAAACGATTTGTTGGTTTATTAGCTGCATTAACATTGTGCATTACAATGTATCAAAATTCATTCTCTGAAGCACATATCGCACCTGCAGAATCATTAGTAAATGCAGTAGCATTATTAGCATTCGGTTCATTAGGTTTATCTTCAGTAGATAAATTTACAGGAATGAAAAAACAAATTTCAGAAGCTACTAAAGCAGAAAAAAAAGAAGAAGAATATGAAGGATAATTTATTGGTATTATTCCTGTCTTTATTATGTTTACCAGTGCTTGGACAAACTATTGGTTCTGTAAAGACAGAAGCATACCAAGCTGATTTTGAAAAGAAACAATCAATTGATGTTGTATCTGATTATGAAGGACCTAAAATCCCAATTCAATTATTAAGTATTGGAATTACAGATGAGATATTTGCAATGTATCCTGAACTTAAAGACAAACGTGTTGGTTTAGGTTTAACAAATATTGTAGTTGAATTTTTAGAAGAAACAAATCGATTTACATTTACTGAAGATAAAGCCGAGATTAAGAACAGAATGGTAAAACAATTCCAGGCGTCTCAATCGGGTTTTACAGAAAATAAATTAGATGGTAGAGGAAAAATTAAGCTTGCACAATATTTTGTATATGTAGAGGTATACGACTTCTCTGTTTCTGAAGACGAGCAATTAAAATTAAAAGATGGTGTTAAGCAAACTCAAACTACCCGGTTGGGTCTACAAGTTAAGTTCGTTAACGCTGAGACTGCTGAGTATATCACTGGTTCAGGCTTAGGCGAGGCAAGTACAGTAAAACAAGGTGCGTTATCTGATTCATTTGATGAGATTAAATTTAATCAATCAACAATCGGAATTACCACTAAAAAAGCGTTGGAAACAGCAGCTTCTAGGATAGTATCACGTATGATAAAAAAGAATATATTTAAAAATTAAACTATGAAAAAGTTATTATTGATTGCAATTTTGTGTTTGTCTGCAGTAGCTGCTAACGCACAAGAATTTTTCGGTTCTGCTACTAATAAAGGTATGGACGGATATTTAACAGGTGGTTATATCAAAAAAGGATGGGGTATTTATGCTGGTTTTAAGTATGATGCTGATCCAATGGTATCAACTAAAACAGGTAGTTTTGATAAAACTATGAAATTTGGTGTTATTCGTATGTTTGCTAGTGAGCGCTTAATGTTAGGTATGGGTATTCAACCTGTAGATAATGTAAATAAGCCTAACGTGTGGATAGGATACGCTCCATTAAAATCTGAAGGACTTAAAATTTGGGTTATTGGTAATTTAGTTGGAAACAACTTTACACCAGGCTTAGGTTTAACTTACAAATTGGATAAAATCCAATTCTAAGAACAAAGAGTACAACTGTAATAATTAACTATAAAAACAATAAACGATGCTATTAAAGCTAGGATCCGAGGGTGAAGATGTAAAAAAGCTTCAAGTAAAATTAGGTATAGAAGCCATTGGTAAATTTGGACCTAAAACAGACGCCGCTGTTAAAGCATGGCAATCAGCTAATGGATTAACAGCTGATGGTATTGTTGGTGCTGGTACTTGGTCAAAAATGTTTGGTGGTGCTGCTCCAGTAGCTACTGCACCTGCTGCCCCTGCGGCTCCAATTGCTAATTCAGGCAATTTAAAATTATCTAATTTAAAAGGACATATTCCAGATGCAGTAATCGCAATGATTCCCGATACAGCAGCTAAATTTGGTATTAATACACCACTACGTTTAGCTCACTTTTTAGCACAGTGCGGACACGAATCAGGTGGGTTCCGTGCAACTCAAGAAAATTTAAATTATTCAGCTAAAGGATTAATGGGAATATTTAAAAAATATTTCCCAAATGCTGCATTAGCTGCTCAATACGAACGCAAACCTGCTAAAATTGCTGCTCGTGTCTACGGAGGTAGAATGGGTAATGGCAATGAAGCATCAGGTGAAGGATATAAGTTTCGTGGAAGAGGTTATATACAACTAACTGGAAAGGAGAACTATACAGCATTCGGTAAGTCCATTGGAGAAGACATTTTGTCTAACCCAGATGTGGTTTCATCGAAATATGCCTTACTCTCAGCTGCTTGGTTTTTCTCTAAAAACGGATTACACAAGATGGCTGATAGTGGTGCTTCCGATGCTGTAGTTACTCAAATTACAAAACGCGTTAATGGTGGTACAATTGGTCTACCAGATCGCATCAAACATTTTAAAGAGTATTACAAATTACTTGCTTAATATAAAGTAATTATGCTACCAATAAGAGTAACGTTATATGAAGATAAAGATGTATTAGTAGAATGTGATTATCTATTCAATAAAAGTAAGATTGCAATGCATATAACTTTTGATGAGAATATTTGGTCACATTCCTTTTTTAAAAGAATGATGTATATCTATGATGGTATTCTTAATAATTTTAAAAAAGAAGGATATAATGAAATATACGGAGCACCTTTAAAGGGTAATCTTAAAGCAAAGAAATTAGCAAAAATGTTTGGATTCAAAGATTGGTTTGAAAACAACGAGTTATATTTAATGAGAATGGAAATAAACTAAACTAAAAAAATATGGGCGGAGCCGGAAAAGCAATTGAAAACGCATTCGTAGATGCGGGAAATGCAATTAATGATAATGTTATTCAGCCAATTGGTAATGCATTTGTAGATGCAGGAAATGCAATTAATGATAATGTAATTCAACCAATTGGAAGTGGTATAAACACTGCAATAGGTAGTGTAGAAGATGCATACAACTATTCAGTAGCATTTGCTACCGATAGTGCACACAGAGTAGAAAGTGCAGCGTGTACTATTGCAAGTACTACCGAAGAATTTGCAAAGGTAGGATTCGATGTAACTCAAAACGAATTTGTTCAATTATCTAAACAAGCTGAACAACAAATTGTTGCGGGTGTTGAAATAGTGGCAGCAGGTGCAGTAGCTGCATATAATTGGGCAGATGCAAATGCTTGTACGATTGGAATAACCGCAGCAATCTCTATGGGATGTGTTGCAGCATTCACACCAGCTCAACCAGCTGGAGCAGCAACTTCAACTACATTATCATTAATGGCTACACCTGTTCTTTATACAGCAGATATGGCAGCTAAATCAGTAGCAGCAACAGCAATGGGTTCAATAGTAGCAGACGGATTTTTAGCAATACCTGGTGTTGGTGGAAATGTTGATCCACAATTATTGAAAAATGTATGTTCAAATTGTATTTACTATAGTTTAGATTCGGCTGCATTGTGGGCTACTCCAGCAGGAGTTGGCATTGCAATCGGAGCTGCAGTAGCACCAGTTGTTGCATCTTTAGTATGTACTAGAACTTGTCCTAACGGATTTAGTAAAGCAATAGGAGCGTAATAAGTGAAGTATGTACTTGTATTCTTACTCTTAACTGTTTCATTTTTAAGTAAGGCACAAGTACTTACCAACGCATACTTTGACCCCTGTTCGAAACAAATGGTATTATACACTGTTCCGATCGGGGGTTCTGTATTGATTGTATATCGTAGTTCTGCTCGTTCATTTTCATATGAAGAAGCAGCTAAAGGAGAGGTACAATTATGGGTAAATGAGCAAATGAAAGCATATGTGTGTAAAGCACAAGAAGTAGTTGCCCAAACCCAAACTCAAACAATTTCAAATACAATTTCAGCAGTAGTAGCTCAAGCAGCAGCACAAGTTGCAGCACAGACAGCCGCCCAGACTGCTGCTCAAACAGCAGCTCAAACTGCAGCATCAACAGCAGCAAGTACTGCAGCATCAACTGCTGCTTCAACCGCAGCTTCTACTGCTGCTAGTACAGCTTCAAATACAGCATCTAATACTGCTGCAGGTGCAGCCGCTAGTACAGCATCAAGTACAGCTTCATCTACGGCATCAAGTAGTGCGTCATCAAGTGCATCATCTACAGCGAGTTCAAGCGCATCATCAGCGGGTAGTTCCGCTCCAAGTGGTGGAGGCGCTACAGGTGGTGGAGGTGGAGGTGGTGGTGGAGGAGGCGGTGGATCTCCGGGAGGAGCTAAAGCCGAAGCAAAGGCTGAAGCTAAAGCAGAGGCTAAAGCTGAAGCCAAGTCTGAATCTAAAAGCGAATCAAAGTCGGAATCTAAAGAAGAAAGCAAATCCGAATCCAAATCCGAAAGTAAGGAAGAAAAGAAAGACGATGCTAAAAGTGAAAGCAAAAAAGAAGAGAAGAAATCAGACAGTAAGAAAGACGAAAAGAAAGCTAAAACAGTAAACACAACTAATCCATTAGTAGTACAAGGTGACTTTGCATTAATGCAAAATGCAGACAATACATTTACCCCAGTATTGGGTGTATCAGCTTCAAAAGCATCATTGATGGGAAATGAATCGTGGGGTGCTACTTCAATGATTCATTTAAATTTCAAACAATTAGCATTAACAGGTAAGTATACTAAAATGTATACTACAAATGGTGCTATCAGTCATGTTCGAAATTATTCATTAACATACGCAACTACATTTACAGACCATTTAACATTTGGAGGTTATACTTATATTAAATTATTAGGTAAAAAAGGTGTTACAGGTTATAACGTATCATTAATTGCTGGATTCTTAGGATCAGGCGATCAAATGTATGGCCCATCTCTAACTGGATTCTATATGCGACCATTAGAAACAAAAACTAAAATTAAATTTACACCTGAAGTGTTTCTACTTTATTCTCCGACATCTTATATTACAAGTGATCCGATAATGAAAGTAAATAAAGATTTTAATGTTATGTTAGGAAATTCATTCGATATTCCGTTATCTAAACGTTTCCGAATTAACTTTAATATAAAATCAAATATACCATCTACATTTGATAAACCAACATTCTTCTTTACTATAGGGTCTAAGTTAAATTTGTAATTAATTTATTTCCTTATTATAATTAGTTATATGCAGTTTATCTACTCACAGCGAAATGTGCTTACCCCCGAAGAATGCTCTAAATTTATAGATGCATTTGAAAAATCTTCACAAAAGAAACCAGGTAGAGTTGTATCCCAAGATAATGGGATGTCTGCTCATAATAAAACAGAAACTAAAAAATCTACCGATATTAGTTTTACCTCAGATTCAATCAGTAGTTGGGATGAAAAAGAGATCGAATTATGGGAGCCATTAATGAAAACTCTATTTCCTGCGGTGCAGGAAGGATTAGAATATTATGCAGCACAATTTCAAGCAATTGATGTTCTACCCCCGTTTTCAATACTTCGATTCAATTTACAAAAATACGAACCTGGTGAAGGATTTTATACATGGCATTGCGAACGTTCACATGGTCCTACTAGTACTCGTGTATTAGTTTGGATGATCTATCTAAATGATGTAGAAGATGGTGGAACAGAATTTCTATATCAAGAACATACAGAAAAAGCAGAAGTAGGTAAATTACTAATATGGCCCCCAGATTGGACTCATACACACAGGGGGCAAATTAGTTATACTAAAACTAAATATATACTAACAGGTTGGTTTGACTTTATTTAATATTTTTATTTCTTTACTATATTTATATCAAATAATAATATGGAAGATCAAGAACAAGAAAACAAAATGGACGTCATCACAGTTGATGTTCCATTATTTATACGTTTACTAGAATTCGCTCGCGAAGATGCAACTGATGATATGATGTTACATGATGTAGCTGAAAAATTAATCGAAATGTGTGCTGATGGTGATATAATGCAGATGGAACAATACGATGAAATTGTTGGTTCTAAAGAAGACAAAGCTGCTACTTCTGGAATGAATGCAGTTGAAGATAATATGCATGAAAAACCAGAAGAACTAGATGAAGTTTCATATCGCTGGTACAAGATTGCAGGTATTAAATAATATCAAATAAAATATTAAATAATGGAAGGACTTGTCAATCAAGTCTTTCCTAATTAAATTCAGTTATAAATTTAAACAATAAGTTATGTGTAAAATCGACAATTTAGAAATTACCAATTCAGGTAATGCAAATGGTATCTCACTCCATTTACAAGAAATCATTAAAACCGAAGGTAAAGAGCGCTCTCTAACCGTAGAAGAAAAACAAACTATTATCGATAATGCAACTGTTGCATATGGTAATTTCTTAGACGCATTAGGTGTTGATTGGAAAAACGATCCAAATTCATCAAACACTCCAAAACGTGTTGCTAAAGCATACGTTAATGATTTATGGAGAGGTCGTTACGAAGTATTAGGCGATGTTACAGCATTCCCATCAGATGGTTATAATGGTATTGTATTAGAGCGTGATATTCCAGTAATATCAATGTGTTCTCATCACCACCAAGCAATTTTAGGTAAATGTCATATTGCATATGTACCTGGTCCTGAATCAAAGGTAATCGGATTATCAAAATTAAATCGTGTAGTTGAGCATTTCTCACGTAGAGGTGCTATTCAAGAACAATTAACTATGGCTATTCATAATGCTATGGATAAATTAATTGTAGGTAATGAAGGTATTATGGTAATGATGCATGCAACTCACAATTGTGTATCGTGTCGCGGAGTTAAGCATATGGGTGCTAGTATGATGACATCAGAAGTATCAGGTGTATTTGCTGACCACGCTAAAACAGCTAAACAAGAAGTATTAGAAATGTTAAAATTTAACCTACAAGCATACATTTAATGGAAAATTATCAAGACGGAGTTATTAAAAAAATGATCGATAATGATCGATTACACTTCATTACTGAAGTAGAAACATTCAATAAGTTATTCGGTAAACTAAATAACAAAATACCTACCATTCCTGAAAAAATGGAACGTGATTTTATCTATAACTTTATTTTAGAGGAATTAGACGAGTATAAAGTAGCAGCTGAAGATGGTGACATCGTAGAAGTACTAGATGCATTCTGTGATATTATGTACGTTTTATCAGCTGGTATTATGGCGTTTGGATTAAAAGATAAATTCCTAGCTGCATATAATGAAGTACAGGAATCTAATTTATCTAAATCATGTGCTACAGAGGAAGAAGCTGATGCAACTGCTAAATTTAGAACAGCAGCATCTGGCCGTCCATGTCACTTTGAAAAACGTGGTGATAAATTTGTAGTATATCGTTCAGAAGATCGTAAAGTACAGAAATCACTATCATATTTCGCTCCTAATTTAAAACAATTCTTTACAGAAGACGAATTAAAAAATGCAAAACGATAAAATATTTGTTCAATTAGCATCATATAGAGATCCTCAATTAGTTCCTACTATGCGAGATGCTTTAAAACAAGCTCATCGTCCTGAGAATTTAATATTTGGAATATGCTGGCAAAAAGATGATGATGAATCTCTAGAGGAATTTGCTGATCATCCTCAAGTTAGATATCAAATATTTGATTATACTGAAAGTCAAGGATTAGGGTGGGCTCGTAATAAAGTAGCTGAATTATGGGAAGGAGAACCATATACATTACAATTAGATTCTCATCATAGATTTGAAATGGGGTGGGATACAATGATGATTGAAGATTATAAACAGGCATTAACAATGTCTGATAATCCTATAATTACAACTTATTTATCTCCATTCGATGTAGCATCTGCTGATACATGTCGTTGCAACTTACAGAAATTACCATCATTAATGTCTCAATACGAGTTTAGTTCCGATAAACTATTGATGTCTATGCCTTGGTATATTCAAGACTGGAAAGAACGCAATACAGTTATTAAAGCTCGTACTATTAGTGGTCATTTCTATTTTGTAGATAGTAAATTCATTAAAGAAGTACCATACGATCCAGATATTTACTTTGGTGGTTATACAGAAGAAACAACAATGAGTGTACGTGCTTGGACTTCAGGATATGATTTCTTTAGCCCATATCGTCCTTATATCTGGCATGAATATACTCGCCAAGGTCGCCCTAAACATTGGGATGATCATGGAATCAAATCAGAAACTAATAAAACTAGTGGCGAACGTGATGTTTTTGCTCGTCGAAAAACTCGTCAATTATTTGATCAAGAAGATAATGGTATTGATTTAACTGGTTTTGGATTAGGTACAGCAAGAACACTTCGTGAATATGAGTTATTTACTGGTATTGATTTTAAGAAACAAAGAATTCAAGATTATACATTAAAAGTAAATGAACCACCTAATTCATTACCGTGGGATGAAGGATTTATAACTAATAAATATGATGTGTCTATTAATTGGGATATTGACTTCTTTAAGAAATGTCAATTTAAAAAACCTAAATTTTTAACTTTAGGAGTATTAACTAAATCTGATGTTGAGTTATACAGACATGATTTCCAAATCGAGACTCAACCCCAATATGTAAATTTAGAAAATAATCAATTTACAGTTAATATTCAATCTATAGATAAACCATCTAAAATAGTAAT